AATGTTGCGGTTGGGGTAAATTTACCTTTAAGTGGCCCTGCTGTTTTTATTCCCAATTATACCACATCAGATGCTCTCAAAACAGACCTAATTAATTTTTTCCTCACAAACCCAGGAGAACGACCTATGAATCCAACTTTTGGAGGTGGATTACGAAATTTTATTTTTTCTCAAATTGAAGAAGAAAATATAAACGGATTAAAAGAAAATATTGAATTTAAACTTCAAAAATATTTTCCTCAAGTAGGAATTAGTTCATTAAATGTTTTACAAGATGATGATAATAATTCATTAATAGTTGAATTAAAATATTTTATATTAAATTCTAATATTCAAGACACTATAACACTCCAATTCTAAAATGGCTACAACAAATAGAGACATAAAATACATTAACCGTGACTTTTCAGATTTTAGAGCACGTTTAATAGAATATGCTAAAACATATTTTCCACAAACATACAATGATTTTACTCCTTCATCTGTAGGAATGATGTTTATGGAACAAGCATCTTATGTCGGAGATGTTTTAAGTTTTTATTTAGATAATCAATTTCAAGAAACATTTACACAATATGCTCAACAAACAAATAATGTATTTGAATTAGCATATATGTTTGGTTATAAACCAAAAACAACTGGAGTAGCTCAAACAACTGTAGATTTTTACCAACAACTTCCTTCTATTAATGATGGTACAGGTAATTATGTACCTGATTATTCATATACTATTACGATTGGAGAAAATACTGTAGTAACTTCTCAAAATGGAACTTCATTTTTAATTCAAGATAAAGTTGATTTTTCTGTATCGAGTTCATTGGACCCAACAGAAGTAACAGTTTACCAAATTGCTGGTAATATTCCCCAATATTTTCTTTTAAAGAAAAGCAGAAAAGCAATTTCTGCTACTGTTAATTCTTCAATTTTTACATTTGGGGCTCCTCAACAATTCCAAACAATAGATATCAATAATTCTAATATTATTAAAGTATTAGACATTACTGACTCAGATGGTAATAAATGGTATGAAGTAGATCATTTAGGTCAAGAAATGGTATTTGATACTGTAAAAAATACTAACATATATGACCCAAACGTAAACGGAGATACACCTTATTTACTTCGCTTAAAAAAAGTAGCACGACGTTTTGCCACTCGCTTTACTTCTCTCTCTAACCTACAAATTCAATTTGGTGCAGGAACACCAACTACTGTTACTGAAGAAATTACACCAAATGCTGATAATGTAGGTATTGGTTTACCTTTTGAACAAAATAAATTAACTGTAGCTTATTCACCAACAAACTTTTTATTTACAAATACTTATGGTATTTCACCTTCAAACACTAATTTAACTGTAAGATACTTAACTGGTGGTGGAGTTATATCAAACATTGAAGCTAATAGTTTAATTAATTTAAATACATCTAATACTAAATTTAATAATACAAATTTAAACCCTACTACAGCAAATTATATCTTTAATTCCTTAGCTACAAATAACCCAATTGCAGCTTCAGGTGGTAGGGGTGGAGATACATTAGAAGAAATCCGCCAAAATACTTTAGCATTAATAGCATCCCAGCAACGTTCAGTTACAGCAGATGATTATTTAATTCGTGCTTTAAGTATGCCTTCTGATTATGGTACTGTTTCTAAAGCTTATATCGAACAACCAAGATTAACAGATAATCAAGTTTCAACTATTGAAACTCTTAATTTATACGTTTTATCTTTAAATAATCAAGGACATTTAAGTATTGCTACTAATGATCTAAAAAATAATATACGTACTTATTTATCTCAATATCGAATGATTGGAGATAATATTGAAATTAGAGATGCATTTGTTATTAATATAGGAGTTGATTTTGAAATTATAGTTTTACCTGAATATAACAACAATGAAGTTATATTAGCTTGTGTTGTAGCATTACAAAATTATTTTAATCTTAATAATTGGCAAATCAATCAACCTATATTTTTAAGAGATTTATATGTTTTACTTGATAAAATCAAAGGAGTTCAAACTGTTAAAAATATTTCAATTTCAAACAAAGCAGGAACCACCTCAGGATACTCACAGTACGCTTATGATATGGCTGGAGCTACTCAAAATCAAGTAATTTATCCTTCGTTAGATCCTAGTATTTTTGAAGTAAAATACCCAAACATCGATATAAAAGGTAAAGTAGTTCCTTTATAACGCCATATTTATAATAAAATATATAAATGGCTGTATATAAACTTTTCCCCACACAGGATACAACTTTATATTGTTCGAATCCAACAGCAAATACTGGATTGGATGCTATTTTAGAAGTATCTAATAAAATTGGAATTTCTGGGGGTCCTGAAGTCGCTCGCTATTTAATTCAATTTGACCAAGAAGAAATTTTAGATATATATTCTAATAAAATAGGAACTAATTCTTATGAAATATATTTTAAAAATTTCATCGCTGAAGCTCAAGGATTAAACCAAAATACATTTCTAGAATTACTCCCAGTAGCTCAATCTTGGAATAATGGTACTGGATATTATCTAGATAACCCACCAGAACAAGACGGAGCATCATGGGCATATGCTAATTATAGTGGATCAGCCCCTTGGAGTACTTCAGGTGTTTATTCTAGCATTAATGGGGATGCTTTTTACACTAGCTCATATAGTAGTGTTTGTGGTGGTGCTGGTGGAGGAAACTGGTTTATTGATGCTTCTGGAAGTTACTACGTAACAGTAGGCTATGTTCTTCCAGGATATGTAGCTACAGCCTATGCTAGTGGGTCAGTTAATATATCATTTGGTTTAAGAAGTCCTAAAGATATTGAAGCTAAAGTAACTAATATTGTAGATGCTTGGGCTGGAGAATCTATTCCAAATTATGGATTTATAATTAAACTTACAGGTTCACAAGAATTTAATCCTAGCCAATATGTTCAACCTATATTTAAATATTATAGTGTTGATACCAATACAATATATCCTCCAACATTAGAGTTTAGATGGAGAGACTATTCTACAGTATTAACTGGATCAGCCACTGGAAGTATAGTTACCACATCTAACATTAAAATGTCACTTGCTGAAAACCCAGGTGTTTTCTATCCTGAAAGCGTAAATAGATTTTATGTTAATGTTAGTCCATTATACCCTGCAAGAGCATATCAAACATCATCTTTATACACTAATTTAAATTATTTACCAACCGCTTCATATTATGCAATAAAAGACTTGGATACTAATGAATATGTTGTTAACTTTGATAACAATTATACTCAAATTAGTTCTGATTCAACTGGTAATTATTTTGATGTTTATATGAGTGGTTTAGAACCTGAAAGATATTATAAGATTTTAATTAAATCGACAATTCAAGGCTCTACAGTAGTTTATGATGATCATTACTATTTTAAAGTGGTTAACGGATGAGTGAAAATATAAATTTTAGTAAACAAGTATTTAATAAAGGACAGTATACTAAAGTTATAGATACTTCTTTTAAAGAACTTGGTGTTCAAAGTATCCAAGAACAAATTACAGTTCAACCAACAGTAAGTGAATTTTTTGATCTTTATAATGAACTTTTTTATAATATTCCCGAATTAGGCCCAACCAATTCGCATGAATATCTAATTAAAACTAGTAGTGAATATCTTAATTTTGAATCAAATCAAGAAGAAATTATAGCATTACAAAATGAAATTGCTCAATTAAGAACAGAATTATTAGATACTCAAAAACAATTAGTAGATCTACAAATAAAATTAGCTAACCCACAATAATGGCGGCAGAAATTATACAAATAAATTCTCAAGATTTTACTTCTCAAGAGTATGAAGGACAAGATATTAATTTAATATCAACATTTGATATTAACACTTACTTATCTTCCTCTAGTTATATTGAATCATTTATTTATGATAATAACAAAAATTTATTATCAACTAATTATAATTTTTCCCAATATACAGTCCTAAATAATGGACAATCTCCAGGAACCAATAATAATATATTTCAAATAGAAATTGATCCTGAACTAACTCTAATTAATCAAGGGTATGATCAAGGTCAATATAACGTATATTATAACTTTTTTAATAAACAAATTGGATCCATATCCCAACAACTTTACATCTCAGAAATCAGCTCAGATAGAACTGAAATTAGATTAGATAGTACAAGTTTAACTATTTTAGATATATTAGAGCAAGTTTCTTCTTTAATACAACAAAGAGAAGATAGCCCTTATTTTTTAGATTTTTACCTTAACTTTGGAGAAAATCAATTAGTAATTGCTAATAATATCCAATTAGACAATCAAGACCCTGCAAACCCAACCCCAATAATTAAATTATACGAAGCCCTTCCAGCTCAGTTTGATTTAAATAGTACCTTATGGGTTGTAACTCAACTTGAAGAATCTACAGCATATCAAGTTACTTTTGAAGATACTCCAATTGTAATTTTAGATACTATATCTTTAAATGGGCCTAATTTTAATATCCCGATTAAAGATCAAATTAATAATTCTACAGTAGCTTTAGATTACAGTACATTAACATCTACTACTTTAACTAGTTCATTTAACCAGTTAAGTAGTTTATTAGAAGAAAAAGAAATTGATATTAATATTGATTATACCAATTTTAATAACTTTGTTCATTTTGGTTCGGCTCAAGCTCGTTTAGAAAATTTTTATTATAAAATAAGTTTATTAGAAGATTATTCTTCTTCTATAGTAACATTAAATAATACAACAAATAACAACCCAAGTGCTAGCATAGCAGTATACGAGTCTAAAATAAATAACATTATAACTAATTTTGATGGTTATGAGTACTATTTATATTATAGTAGTGGATCATGGGCATGGCCAAAAACTACTACTCAACCTCCTTACCAATTAGCTTCAACAACAAATACTTTAGTAGCTAATTGGTACCCAAATATTCTTCTTTCAGCATCAAATTTTGATAATGACAACCAAAATAATCTTTACTATTCAATCCCAGAATATTTAAGAGAAGACCCATCTAATGAACCATATCAAGTATTTGTTGAGATGGTAGGTCAATTTTATGATAATATTTGGGTATATTATAAAGATGTTACTGAAAAATATAATGCTGATAACCGTTTAGAATACGGTATTTCAAAAGATATAGTTGCAGATGCTATACGTGATTTTGGTATTAGAATATATCAAAATAACTTCTCTGTACAAGATTTATATACTGCATTTATAGGTTTAACCCCTCAAGGTGGCTTATTTCCTTTCCCGAATATTACGGGTTCACTTCCAACTCCAACAGGATTTGAATATGTTGATACTTTAATATCTGCTTCTAATGATTATATACCGTTAGATGATGTAAATAAATCGTTATATAAACGCATTTATCATAATTTACCATACCTGCTTAAATCAAAAGGTACTTTACCTGGTTTACGCGCATTAATTACTTCTTATGGTATCCCTGATACTGTATTAAGAATTAATGAGTATGGAGGAAAAGACAAATCAAACACAAATGATTGGGACTATTGGGAGGATACATTTAATTATACTTTCTACACTTCAGGGAGTAATTACATGTATGCTACTTGGGCTCCTATAAATTCATTGTGGGATACTAATGATGGTGTTGCTGATTCTGTTTCCCTTAGATTTAAAACTGATGGATTACCATTTAATACTGCTAGTATATCATTCCAAAGTTTATGGAATGTAAATGGTGACCATTCTCATTTAGTATTACGATATGAAGGAACAGGGTATGTTAGTGGTTCATACCCCGGTTCTATCCCTGATCCTTATAATCAATATGCTTATTTAGATTTTTACCCAAGTTACAATAATGACCCTACTATTTCTGCTAGTATTTATCTCCCATTTTATAATGGTGACTGGTGGTCAGCTGCTATAAATAGAGAAGGAAATAATTTCACACTATTAGCAGGTAATAAAATTTATGAAGGAGGTAATAATGGTACTTCATTAGGATTTTATGCAACTTCATCCGCAGTAGCAGATGATACTGAATGGATAGGGTATGGGACTTCTTATTTTGCTAGAGGTGGTGTTATTATCAATGGTAATACTTATACTTCTTTTTCTGGGTCACTTCAAGAAGTAAGATATTTTACTTCTCCTTTAAGTGAAAGTGTTTTTAAAGATTATATAATGAACCCTCATTCTATTGAGGGTAATACTTTGAATTCAACCCCTGATGAACTTATATTTAGAGCATCTTTAGGGGGTGAATTATATACTGAATCTATTTCAATTCACCCTAGAATTACAGGTTCATGGGTTGCTACAAGCTCATTTGTTAGTGATAGTAATTTTGCATTTTTAACTACTCCAATATTTAATCCTAACACAGAATATTTTTTCTATGATCAAATAGCAGCAGGTATCCAAAATGCTGTTTCTGATAAAATTAGAATAGAATCTAGTATCTACCCATCAGGGAGCACTTTATCCCCTTTTAGATCATTAGTTCAGAATTTAGCTATTAGCCAAAGTTATACAGCTAATACGAATTTACTTGAAGTAGCATTCTCACCACAAGATGAAATTAACCAAGATATCATGGATCAATTTGGTTATTTTAACATTGGTGAATTTATAGGTGATCCAAGATTTAGATCTTCATCTTTAAATTCATACCCTAATTTAGATATTTTAAGAAATTCTTACTTTGAAAAGTATACTTCAAATTATGATTTAAACGATTATATTCGTTTAATTAAGTTTTTTGACAATTCATTATTTAAAATGATTAAAGATTTTGTACCTGCACGTACAAGTCTTGCTTCTGGGATTGTTATTAAACAACATTTACTTGAAAGAAATAGATACCCTCAACCCCAAGTTAATACTTACTCAACTACAGCATACCAAACTAGTGGATCCAACCCTCCACTTGGTAGTGGATCAATAAACAATATCCCTTTTACTTTCCAAGACATCTCAGTTTCAGGCACAATCACACCTCAATGGAATGACTACAACCCAGGAACTATAGAAAATTTTAGCGGTGGTACTGGAGGTACGTTTGAAATGTTTAATGGGGTTAATACTTCACCTTACGGACCAAACGGAACAGGACCTCAAAATATTTATTTTATAACCCAAAGTTGGAATGAAGGAATTGTTACTCCATTAGGTATAGCTAATACCATCCATGATGCTCAAGATGAGTTTTATGATGGTGAATTTAGTGGCTCAGTATTAACTGTAACTACTCAAAGTTTATTTGCTCCATACCCATTAAATACCATAGCCTCATCATATAGACAAGTACACTATTACAGCACTAGTTCAGTTGAAGGTAATGTATTTGAAAGTTTATTTTTAAATAATATTACTGCCCCTCAATCGGGAAGTATACTATTTTATAATAAACCTGCCATCTTATTTGGTTCTCCTTCTTACCAAGTATTCACTACTCAATATTTAAAAATAGCTAGAATTGACTGTAGTGGAAGTAATAATACAAATGTATTAGAAAATGTTGATAAAGCTCTTATATATAATAATATTATAGGGCAATATGTCGAGTATGATTTAACTGTCTTAAACGAACA